AATTATCTGATCTAGTTAAAATATTTAAAGACTTATCTGGTAATAGTGTAATTGCTAAAAATATTAGAAGTAGAAAAGGTTTTATTACATTAGGTTTATTTTACCCTAGAGGTAAAGGTGAAATAGTATTAAATGAAAAATTATTTGATACCAGAATATATTTAGAAGACGGTACATCAAGACCAGCAACAAAAGCAGAATACAGAAAAAAATTAGAAAGTGTGTTAATGACTATGGCACACGAATTAGGTCATTTTATTGATTATATTCCAGATGCATCAATGGCTAGAGGTAATATTTTAGGACGTATTAAATCATTAAAAGGATTTATGAAATCTTGGACAGAAGGAAAAGAAGGTGGTTTTCCTCCATTAACAGCCGCAGAAAAAGCCGCAATGAGAAGAACCGCAGAAAAAAGAGCAAGAGAACGTGAAAAAGAAACAGATAAAGAATTAAAAGAAGAAGGTATAGATCCTAAAGATATTCTTAAAATTATTACAGATGCTAGAGCAAGAGAGATTTTACCTCCAGAAGTATATGAAGGTTTTGCTAAAGCAAATACAGCATTAAAAAAAGAAATTATTAAAGATGCAATGAAAGGCATTGTTAATCCTTACATTAGAAACATTATTAAGGGTGGTGAAAAAAATGCAACTAATTCACAAAAAGCAGAAGCAGAAAAAATCTTTAAAGAAATGTTTGAAAAGGAAGTTATTAAACGTGGATTAGTTGGACGTGACCAAGTAATGAATGAATTAAAAAGACTTACTCAAAGATGGAAACCATTTAATGATAAAATGAAAAATGATTATAGAGATTACAGATATTCTAGTCCAGAATTGTTTGCAGATTTTATGATGTCTTTTTTACTTCAACCAAAACAAACATTAAAAGCCGCACCAATAACTACATCACTTTGGTTAAACTTTATGCATAGAAAACCAGAAGTTATGAGAGAATATGAAATGATCCAAATGGAATTGGCTTTACCTAAAGATCAAAAAATTGCTAATCTTATAAAAGAACAAGTTATTACATCAATGGAAAATACTGCAAAAATGCAGAAAAAAGCAAACGAAGAATTACAATCAGAAGGTAGTTACGATACAATGAGAAGATGGTTTGATTACCACGCTTTTACAATTATTAATTATTATAAAAAAGTTATGGGTGATAATCATTGGTGGTCATCCCCTACAAGTAAAAAACGATTTGAAACACCATTAAAAGATAACGTAGAGCAACAAATAGAAAGATACCAATATACAGATGCTTTAATAGAAGGATTGCAAAACAAATTATATAAAGTGTTTTGGAAACCTATGTTAGATAGTGGTATTAATAGACACATATTTGCCACATATTTACAAAACAGATTAGTAATGAACCCTAGTGGTACTAGAGCAAATGTTCTTAACCCTAAAGGTATAGATAGATTTCAAGCAGAAGCAATCGTAAGACAATTAGAACAAAAATATTCTGGTGATAGAGCAAATGGTATTTTAAGCATTAGAGAATTAGCAGAAAGATTTTACGATTATAGACAAAAAGAAATTATTACAGTTTTTGAAGAATTAGGTTTAGATCCAATAAGTTTAGAAATTGCACGTAGTAACAAAGAATACGTTACGTTTGCAGTAGAAGAATATGCAAGATTTATGAATGATACTTGGGTTAAAGGTTTTGTTCAAAATACTAAATTTGGTACATCAAAAGATGTAATGAACGTGTTAGATGCAACAATACTAAAAGATTGGGCATTAATTACAGTTTTACAAAGACACCAAATGATAAGCACAATAGTTAGATTTCTTAAAAATTATAAAGAACAAATTGAAGGTCTTGATAGAAAACAATTACAATGGAACGGTAGATTTAAAGGATTAAAAATTGTTCAACCAATTAAAGAAAGAGTTTACGAAGAAGCAGTTTGGGATTTTATGAAGAAAAGATGGAAACCTAAAACTAAAAATTTAGATACTTCATCTGTTAAAGCAGGTTATAAATTAGTTGAATGGATGGAAAATGGTGAACGTAAAGCGGCTTATATTGGTACAGAAATGGCTGATGCTTTAAATGGTTTACAAAGCAGTAGAAACTTAGTGGATCTTCATAGACTTACCTATGGTTTAAATACACCATATAGAAAATTATTTACTGAAATAAATCCTCCGTTCTGGGGATATAACGTATTTAGAGATATATTTAGAACTATACAAAATTTAGATGGTGCAAAATTATTTGATCTTATTAATGGTGGTAAAAATTCATTCTTAAAAAAATGGTTGCAAAGTTTACCTATAGCATATCGTTCTATTTTTGATCCTAAAAACGCAGATCCTATTGTACTTGAAATGTTACAAAATAGAGAGATTTTATCTGTATGGAGTAAATATAGAAATAGAGCAGAAGGTTTATTAGAGGGTGATCCAAATTGGTCACAAACAACTGACGGTGCTGTAAGAAGTTTCTTATTATTGTCTAGGGAAAAAAATTGGCGTTCTATGAGTAAAGAACAAATAGAAGCATTTTTTGAAAAAGTTAAAGATAAAGAAATAACTGAATACTCATTAGAAGAATTAAATTTTAATAATCAATTAAGAGATAACATAATCAATTCATATGAAAAAAGATTTATGGAAACTAATTGGTTAGGTAAAGGTAAAACAGGATTTTTAATTGGTGAAAATAGTTGGATACAACCTTATTATAAATTAATTACATCTGCTGAAATGATGTCTAGAGTATTTGAAAGAACAACTAAAATAGCGGCTAAAAGAGATTTATTAGATAGAAGACAACAAGGTTTAATAGATTGGTCTGATGCACAAATAGAATATGCTGTAAGAAACTGGGCTGGATCACCAAACTTTTTAAGAAAAGGTAATGGTGCTTGGTTATATAACAATTTGTTTTTATTTGGTAACGTATTTAAAGAAGCTAATAGATCTACATTAGAAGCTAAAAGATACCATACATTATATAAAATTCCTTTTACAGATAAATATTGGGCGGCTGGATGGTATGGTAAATTATTTCAAACTACAATAGCACCTAAAATATTTTATAGAGCCGCTAAATTAGGTATGTTTGGTAGTGCGGCACATATGTATTTTAACTTAATTGGTAATGATGTTCTTGCTAATTATACTGTTATTCCTTTAGGAGTTATTAATGAAAAAGGTGAATTTGAAACAGGTATGGATAGTCAAGATGGTACTTTAAAAGCAGTATATTTACAATTTCCATTAGATGAATTCCAAAAATTTATAGGTGCTTTATCGTGGCATTCAATGATTGAAACTTGGGGTGATGTAAAAGATGATAATGAAACTAATGTATTTGAAACATTAATGAAAACTGGTGTTGGTGTATTAGATGAAAATACTCCAAGTCTTACACCTTTTTTACCTTTAGTAAGTAATGCAATAAAATCATTAGGTTTAACTGAAACTTTACCTAAAGATTATTATACAGGTAAAGACTTATATCCAGAATATTTACAAAAAGCAGAAGGTATGTTGGCTATGAAAATGAGAATGAAAGCGTGGGCTAAATATGCTTGGAACAATGCTGGTGGTTTAATGTTCTATAAATTTGATACATATTATGATCCATTTAATCAAAAGAAAATAGTAACAGAAATTGAAGAAAAATTAGGTGTACCTATATTTGGTAAAACATTAGGTAGATTTATAAAAGTATCAGATAGAGGTATTAAAGAAAGAGTTTGGGAACAAATATCAAAAAATAGAGTACAAGAAGATACAGCTAAAGTTATTGTAGATAATGCTATGCAAAAAATAATGAGTGATGACGGTACTTTAAATATGGATAAATTAACCGCAGAAGAAAAAAATGCTATGCTTACTGATACAACTTGGGTAAATAGATACAATAAAGCAGTATCTAAAACATTTGGTAATCAATGGTCTAGATTATTAAGCGGTTTAGAAGGAAAAGATCTTTTAGAAGCTATACAAGAAATGACTAGAATTGAGTATGATTTTAGATATAATTTTAATTATGATGAAAGTGAATTGAAAAAACAAGAATAAGATGATAATATAAGCTGATATATGACTATTTCTACAACAATTATTAAAGTAAGTTATTCTGGTAATGGCACACAAACGGTATTTCCATACACGTTTAAAATTTATGCCGAGGCAGATATACAAGTTATTATAAGAGCATCTAACGGAACAGAAACAGTTAAAACTTTAACAACTGATTATTCTGTAAGTGGAGTAGGATCTGCTAGTGGTGGTAATG